CCTTGATCGGTTCCGCGTGCGCGTTGCCGCTGCCGTTGAGTTTTATAACTCCGTCAGCCGCCGGCTGCCTACCGCCATTCCCGAAACTCCGTTGGACTTTCTGCCCTCCGATGCGTTTCCGGCTATGGTGGCTGTGGCGCCGAAAACCCCCACGCCTGAACCCTCATGGCTATCGACACTTCACGTAGATAAGTCTATGGTGATGTTCGTGCTCGGAAGCACGGTTGTTACTGGCATTATTGCCGTCACCGTGGCTTACAAGTTCGTCAATGTGCGACGTTATGTCGCCAGTTTCGTTCTAGCACAAGGCGCTTGCTGTCCTGATCGTCGACCTGAGCAAGTGCGAGGTGAGTTTACTTCCCTCCCAATCAATCATCTCCGTCCCGTAGCAGGCCATACCCATGGCCACTCAGCTGCCAACCGGAGCACAGCGACCCACTTTGCCAACGCTTTGGCAGGTGAGCTTGGCTATCAACCATTCTTTATCCAGATGTCCTCCTCCGACCAGCGTCGTGATGTAGAGGGCTCGAGAGCTTGGTTCTGGCCCAAGGATGTTCCTGTGGATCCCCGCCCTGAGGAGCGTCATGCTTCCTCTGGCCTTGACGTCTATGTCGATGTGGATTACTACGTCGACATGGAGCAGCGTTTGTGTGAGCGTTATCGTCCCACGCTGCTGTATACTTTCCAGCCTTCTGCTGTCTCTCGCTGTAATGAGGGAGAGTACGCATTTCATGCCAATGCTGACAATACGTTCACTTATCTTGTCAGTGGCGGCGGAAAGTATCAACACGCCATTTGGAACTACAACCTCGATAGTTTGCTGGTGACAGCCACCTGTTGGGGATTTCCCATCTCTACTGCCACATTCAGTGTTGAACGTCGGCATATTGATGAGGATCATGTCCTTGTTCTGCTCACTCCTTTGAAGAAGTGGAACTTTGCTCTGGCTTGGCTGGCACGTCTAGTCCTCAGCGACATTTCTCTTCGCCGCTTGGAACCAGCTTGTGGTGACTTTACCCGGCTCATGACCCATTCTAATGGGCGCACCATGATCTCCACTGGTCGGTGCGGTGAGTTTGGTGCTGTTAATGTCACCGCTGATCAAGACGCTGCCATGGCATCGAAAGCACGCACTGCCAAGACTGGCCTGACTATGGCTTCAGTTTTGACGACAATGCATGCTAAGGATGAACCGGCAGGAGCCGCCGTTCTTTACGAGTATCACCTTCAGAAAATTGGAAAGAAACCCGATTGCGTGTTCCCTGTTTCTGAGGCCATTCACCGATACCATTACGGCCGGCCCGAAGCCCACGATGCCAAGCCCATGCTGACAGCCTTCATGAGCCCTATTGTTCATGAATCGTTTGCTCCTGACCGTTGTCGCGCAAATGATGAACGTGCTGTCGACAAGCGCATCCTTCAGGTAGCCTCCAACGTCGAGGTGACCGAGGATATGCGTCGTGAGATGAATCGATTCCTCGCGTTCTTCATGCCAGAAGAACATTGCATCCACCCTCTTGAGTTTGAAGATGTGTTTGACCGCCAACCACGGCCATCTCAGCAACGCATCCTGCATGAGGCAACTCAGGCCAGCTATCCGAGAGTCACGAAGACGTTTCAGAAAGCTGAGTCCTATGGTGAAGCGAAAGACCCGCGCATCATCTCAACCATTAATGGACGAGACAAGATGATGTACTCGCGCTTCATCTATGCCCTTGCTGATCATCTCAAGACCATGCCATGGTACGCTTTTGGAAAACCTCCCGTCGAGGTAGCCCATCGCGTGGTGGCGGTTTGTTCTGAGGCTGACACTGTTGTCAACTCAGACTTCTCGCGGTTTGACGGGGCTGAGAGCCCCGCCTGCCGTACTCTCGAGCGGTTGGCGCTTTTGCGCGCTTTTCCCCCTGGGTACCACAGTGAGCTGATAGATCTGCATTCTGCTATGTATACTCTTCCAGCTTACACACCACATGGTGTGACGTACAACACTGGCACGGCTCGTGCCAGTGGAGAGCCCGGTACGGCTGTCTTCAATAGCCTGATCAATGCTTTCACCGCGTATTATGCTCGTCGCATGACGCGGACTCATGAAGGTTTGTTCATTGGCCCTGAGGAAGCCTACCTGAGCCTCGGTGTCTATGGTGGCGATGATGGACTCACCGCCAACATGGACCCCGAAACGTACGTTCTGGCCGCTACACGTATTGGCCAGAGGTTGAAGGTGGAACCTGTTCGCCGTGGCGAATTTGGAGTCAAGTTCCTTGCGCGCCTTTATGGCCCGCAGGTCTGGCATGGTGATCCGAACTCCTGTTGTGACATCAACCGTCAGCTGGCGAAGCTGCATGTCACACGTGTGCTGCCGCCTGGCATCACCGAGCTCATGAAGCTGGGCGAGAAGGTGCGTGCGTTCGTTGCTACGGACGCGCACACTCCTATTCTTGGTCCCTTCTGCCGTTGCTTTGTTTCTTGCGGCGGCCTTGGTGAGCAGGTGACTAACTTCCTCGGCATTTGGGGAGCTGATTGGGAACAACCTGAACAGTACCCGAATGTTCTTGCCGATTGGATGGAGGCACACGCTGCCGATTTGTACGGTGGTCCAGCCATTGATCGTTTCATGGCCTGGCTGGACACGTGCCGGCGCCCGGCTGATTTCCTGTCCCCCCCATTGATTGTTGAGCCCCCTGTTGTGGCTCCTGACGCAACTGAGGTCATCCATGTGGATGGTACCCTTGTGTATCCTGTTGGGGAAGTTGTGGCGAATGTTGCCGCTGACAAGAAGCAGAAGGAGAGCAAGGAGAAACCCGACAAGCGAGCGGGCAAGCGAGGTCGCAATCCCCGTTTACATGACAACGCAGCGGAGAAATCCGCTGATGTTAAATCGGGGAGAGGAGGCGGACAGGCTCGTGATGGGCCTGCCCGGAACAACGGCCAGCTTCACGGTGATGTGAAGTCTGGACCGCAGCGTGGTGTTCGTGACATCGCACCGAAACCCGCTGCTTCGTTGCCTGACCGCCGTCAGGGCAGCAAGAACGCGACCAAGGAGCAACGCGCTGCTGCTCCTCCGGCGCGAAAGAAGTAAAACTCACCCCACTGGGTTGTGTGGGCCGGCTACTTGGAGCCGGCTTCGATTAAACCCCTGGCCCGATCCCCCAG